AATCGATGAATGAGAAGGACGGATTAAATCGCCTCTACGAAACATTGGCACTCGATTACCTCTATCCCAAAGCCGATAATCTTGTCATCTTTGCCGAAAATCATGATACAGAGCGTTTTTTCTCTGCAATTAGTGAGGACATCCCGAAGTATAAAACCGCCATGACCTTCCTGATGACCACGCGTGGAATACCTCAGACTTATTTTGGCGGTGAGATATTAATGACAGGATATAAACGCGATGGCGATGGCAAAATGAGAAAAGATTTTCCGGGCGGATGGCAAGGTGATCAGATTGACGGATTCAATGGTACTGGCTTAACTGCTGACCAGGCTGATTTTCAGCAATTCATGAAAAAACTGGTCAACTGGAGGAAAGGAAAAGATTTAATCCATCATGGAATGCTGAAACACTACTATCCGATGGACAATTTCTATGTTTATTTTAGGTACAACGAAAAGGAATCGGTGATGGTGATCCTCAACCTGAATTCAGAGCAGAAGACACTCAGCACGAGCCGGTTCGCAGAATCACTCAAAGGGTTCACATCCGGCAAAGAAGTGATGTCAGGAAATGCAGTAAATGATTTGAATAACATCGTTCTACCTGCAAAAACATCAATGATACTGGAACTGAAGTAAACTTATATTCGAAAAAACAAATTGAGCACAAATGTAAAACGAATTGTACAGAAATAACTCACACACTCATCAACTTACAATTAAAATCGTTTAATCACTTTTTAAAACCCCTTTAAACGGCTACATTTGTAACGCCAATTCACCAATAAAATAAACTTCTCGCAGCTCATCCTCATGGCTCGTATCCTTTTTTGATACGGCCAGGGGTTGAGCGAAAGCTCACACTGGCTGCGAGGTTGGTGAATTGGCGTTCCCCTGGCCACATAAATAAAAAGAGCAACCCTCACGGATTGCTCTTTTTGTATTTCAGGCTGCCTGTGCCACTTCAGCTTCAGTAAGCGGCGGTTCATAATTAATAGTGATTACCTCGGTTTTTCGGCCTCCTCCTGCGCTGCGCTGCATCTCTATCTCAATAGTTCGCCAACCATTCTGGTGGATATACTGATCAATCAAGTCGCTCGGATAACTACTCAGCATGAACTTACCTTTTATCCCGGACAATAGCTTCAACAGCTTTTCAAAATCCTCGCGGGTATAGCCCTTATAGTGGCCTCCATCTGAATTGTAGTATGGTGGATCCACATAGTGAAATGTATCCGGAGTGTCCGTCTTCGCGATCACGTCCAGTGCATCCCGGCAAAAGATTGAAGTATTCTCCAGTCTCGTCTGGTATGCTTCCGTGAACTCCTCCTTCTTGTTCGTGACACTATGAGCAGCATTCCTGAGCTTACTCAACTTCCAGCTATTACAGAGGATTGCATAAATACTCTGGTGACTCAATACCCATACTGCCCAGGCTCTCTTTAGCGGTGTTTTACCCTCCGGATTGCGATATATCTCAATAGCTTGTTTGTGCTGAAACTCGCTGTGAAGGGTGCAATCAATCTCACTCTTAAGGGCTTTAAAATCCTTTTTAAGTACCTGGTAAAAGTTGATTACTTCACCGTTGGTGTCATTGATAAATTCAACCCTCGACGGATCCTTTGCAAAAAAGATTGCGCCACCTCCGAAAAATGGCTCATTGTAAATCGTGTGCGCAGGTATTAACGGGATTATCCGTTTACTTAATTGCTGCTTGCCACCATAATAGGTCAGCGGTGGTCTTTTCTTCAAAAACTTAAATGAAAACATATAAAATAATTAAAAGGTTACTGCCCGTATCCCTTTCTCTTATTTCTTAATTTCTGCAATACACAATCTGTGGCTGAACCGCCTTTTTATATCCACCATACTCCAGGCTGCTTGAAAACAGGGTAAGTTTTTCCGGGAAGATAACATCAGCCGTGTTTTTGATGATTTCCAAAAAACTTTCGTTAACCATTAATCTTTCAGGGTAGGCGGGATCTTCGAGAAGATAAGCCTCAATACCAGAAGCATTCACCTGTAATATCTCACATGCAGCGCCGGTACCGGTATAGGTGGTGACGCCAATCACACCAACAAATTCACTGCCCACAGCCTGCACAACGGCATTGTAGGTAAGGCTGTCGTTAATTACAATATACCGTTGTCCGGGAGCGATGTTTATAGCTATATCCATTATTTTGCCTCCACGACACTCAAGTAATGTTTGATCTGTATGTAGCGGGCAAACACCGTAAATTCTGGTCTTACCACATTCGTTGCACTGTTGTATTCCGGGTGGCCATTTGACAATGCTTTTCCATCCGTCCCCACATCAATTGCACCAGTATATAAGTTTCCAACCCTTCTGACAAGAATTGGTGTATTAATAGTAAACTCGCTCCAGGTATCACCATCGTTAAATTCCTCGACACATGAACCAAAACCAGTGAACGACAACTTGCCTGTTATTGCCTGAATTACATCACCAACAGGTACAGTTAAGCCATTCCACGACACCACGTCATCATAAACCCTGTACCAACTATTTGCAGTAAGATTTGTCCCAGCCAATATTTTAGTTCCACTGACCGACTGTTTAAAGCGAATTAGATTTGTATTAACAGGGGCATTGTTTTTAACAAGATACAGCTTCCCGAGACCTGTAAATGAATTCGTATCAATCGTATAGATACGGCTTCGAATTGGATAAACAATGTTGTTATAGGTAACGGTATCTATTTCATTAATATATACCCTCCCTGAGATAAGTGCAGTACCTGCACTTATTGGTGCAGTTAGGTCAATGGCTGGTGCATAAGTCGGCATCTCCCGGTTTCTGTCAGCGGCAAGAAAACTTACACCACTCCCTTTTATTTCCTGAATCTTCAGAAGATCTTTTGGCTTTTCAGTGATGTTGCCACCGCCAATAGCCGTGCCGGATGAATCTCGTAACAGCGTAATAGAATCATCAGCGACAATTACATTTGCAGATTTCGACGCGTTGTAAAAGGAGTTTGCCCGACCTAAATCATTCGTAAAGGCATAAGTTGGATAACCTACATCCTTAGCTCCGATAAAGGTGCCATCGTATCCGGCAGTTTTCGCAGGGCTTAATGACTGTAATGTAAAATCATCAAGCTCCGGATTATTAAATAACGGGTCTACAATTAGGCATCCCTCAAAATTGTAAATTGCAGATGGAAATTTTGCAATATACCTGTTTTTTAATTCGATAAGTTTTGCCGCATCGGTCGACCCGTTAAGGTAGGTGAACAAAGTTTCAGTTCCGATTTTGAAACGGCAGTTAAAAAAATGGTTGTATCTCAATGGAGCATCCGCGGTAATTATAATATCACAAGAATGAAATATCAGAGATGTTGTGTTAATATCAATATAGGTACCTATTGAGATCACACACTTATAAAAAGTACACTTGAACCCTTTAAATGAATTATAAAACGTTCCCAAAGTAATTGCTCCAGTCACTTTACTGAGTATGGTACGTTCACACTTTCGACTTATACCCAGCACAGATCCATACTTTACCAAACAACCCACATACTCGCTCGGCTGAAAATTTGAGTTAAACACTGTGTTTTTAAATATGGAATTATACATTGAATGTATTTGACTAGCCGCCGAGGCCTGTGATGTGAAATTACTCGGTATAAAAGCACAATCAATTATGTAATTAATTCCGAATATACTAAAAACGTTATCTCGAAAAGCCGGAGCTTCCCTATATACTCCTGGTCCAATTTGGATGAAAGTTTTCCCCGCATCCTTACATTTCTGAAGCGTTCGGTAAGGCTTGTTTGCCGTCCCGTCATTATCGTCTCTCCCGAATACAGATACGTAAGCATTGGGTACAAAATAAGGATTCGCAGGCCAGTTAAATGTTGCCATTTGTTAAGGTATAAGTTTGTGATTCAATAAAATAATTTGGACTATCATCCTTGTAAGTGCGCGCAGAATCTATTACGATTCCCTCCCCAACGTATTGGTAAGTGTATGGCCTGCCATAAATGCCCCATGTGAGAGCTGTCGAATCGTTGAACGTGCTAATTTTCTCATTCAGATATTCTTTCACCGCTTCATCAGGCTGATCAAAAAACGGTCGGTTTTCGTCGTATTCTCCAATTCCAATAATTGTTATCATATCGTGTTAATTTAAAATTCCTGTAATGTTTAAAAATCCAGAGGTTGCACCGTTGGCAAATGTGGCTCTCCAATAGATGTCAGAATTGGCTGCAATAGCGAGCGGTAAATTGGCGGGTAAGAAAGTAATCCCGTCTAAAGAATATTCAGCAACTGTTATAGACCGTTTATCCATCAATGAAAGCGTGCAGGCTCGTTTATAATAATCCCGGCAAACCGGTGAAGTAAGATCATTGAACGAAATACAACGCATAACTGCGGTTATCAGGTTGATGTTAATGTCTGATCCTATTATATTGAGAAATCCGGAGGATGCACCCCCGGTAAAAGTTACCCTCCAATAGATATCCGAATTGGCGGGAATGGTGAGCGGTAAAGCAACCGGGACAAACGTGGCGCCGGTAGTCGAATATTCAACCAGGGAAATCCCCCGAAGGTCGATCGCTGCAATTTTGAATTCAGAGAGGTAAAAATCCCTGAATACTGTCGCTGCCGTATCGTTAAATGAAATTGAACGGGTGATGTTTTTAATCGGGTCGGTCAATTTTACCGACAGGTCAGATCCTCTTATAACTACGCTGCCATCAGCGGAGGTTAAGTCAGCAAGCCCTTTAATACCCAAAAGCTTCTCGCGTTCGGCAAGTGACAAATGATAGCCTCCATTGCCGAGTATGCCACTCAATAGGTTATGGTCAGTTATTGCTGTGCTTATTTTTATCCACCTACCGGGCAACGCGTCAGACGAAACGTCATCTGGAAGAATTACAGTCATGTCGTTACTATCCGCAACAATATCACCATCGAAACGATACAAACCCATCGATTCTATGAGCATTAACATCATGTCAAGTCGCTGCGATAAGTCTACAGCTTTCGCGTTTAATAAATCGGAAACAGGAACATGAATAGAACTACCAATACCGCTTGTAGCATTTGCAATGATAGTTTCTACCTGTCCTTTATTTACCGCATCCGTACTTTCAGTACCCTGCGCGAGATTGACTATTTTGTGGCTATTCAGGTCAAGGTTTGCCGCAATAACAATTCCTTCCTGAGTCACTTCCTCCACTTCTGTAATCTTACCCTGCGAATTCACCGTAAGCACTACATGTTTTGTCGCGCTTCCAAACGTCCCCGGATTCGTAAGTACATCAATAGGCGCTTCAGTCGCGCTGTACTGGTACCTGATGTCATCCAACCCCAGATCAATGTTGTTCGGCCAGCTTCCTACGATCGATATTTTGAAAGTGTCGAGTGTTGGCTGACCGGATGCAAAGTTGTACATCTGAATCGCTATGAGTTGCCATACATCGCTGTCAGGCTTGTAACCGAATAGATTCGTTGCCGGTGATATCGCTACGCTTCCCGTTTTATTTCCAGCCAGGAATGATTCAATGAGCAAGATTGAGTTGGCCAACCAAGGGATTGAGCTTTTAATATTAAGTGATAAGATCCCGTCCAGTGAATTCACCGGCTCAGGGGATGTAAATGTTAATTTTGTAGTTACCGGGACAAAGGATTTAATTGCGGTACCTGCCGGCAACGTAGTATCATCAAACGCGCGAATAGCCCTGACACAGTAATTATTATTCTTGACACGCGAATATTCTACACCATTGCCGAAAGCAATACACCACGCCGAATTCCATGCGTTTTCACTGGAGGACCAGTAAGTTTTATTTGCAAAGTTTCCAATCTCCTGGCGTCTGAAATACATTGCAAGCAACTCTTTGATCGAAGGCATAAACCAGTCAATGTAGCCCTCAATAGCAAAATCATTGCAGAACTTAACAGCCAGATTTTTGGCGGCATTATTTGCAAGCATAAGCGCTGTATTAGCCTGCCCGGTTCCAACAACCTGTCCTGTTGCACCTGTTGTGTAAGCTGAATATCCTGAGAGACTTGACCAAAACACATCCAGTGCAGTATCGGCTTCAGATGCTATCAACCCTTTTTTACCTGAAGCATCAATATAAAAGATTCGTCCGCCCTGGTACTTCTCTCCGATGTAATGCAGAGGCGAGCTTATTTCAGTATCCGGAATTGCCACATTAACTTTGATCCGCTTACTGCCGCTTTTGGGCAACAATGAATTATTGAAGTCAACCGAAACAAAAGGATCATGCGTTTCCGACGTACCCCATCCTGTATTTTCATCGTAAACCTTTACGATATCGACATTACTTGGCTCAGTGGCGCCTGGTAATAAAAACACATTTGATACCTCGAGCTGAGTTGCATTTAAAACGGGGTTTAATGCATTGATGGCGGGAGTTCCTGTGGCTGCCTGAAGGTTTCCGAACACGTCCACATAAAATGTATCGATGCGTGACAAATTGGGATCCGAAGGAGTGAGCGTGATTTCTTTTGCCTGGGCAGTATAAGACACGCCCAATATTTTATAAACGATATCGGTTGAAGTATAGGTAAGCCCGCTCTTCCAGATGATGGCGCCCGATATCAGTTTTGTTTCAGTATCCACAAAAGCGCTGTCCCCAATACGATCAAGGTATTCTTTCAACGCAGAATTACTCGAGGGTAAACCGGTGAGCTCACTAAAATCGGTGGCCGTCTTGGCTCCCTTGATCAACTCCATGAGCTGAAGCGTGGTTGTCCAGTTCAGTTTTTGCGTAGAGCTTATTGCGTTAGCGTTATTGTTGACTGTATTTGTCAGCTTTTCAATCTTGCCGGCAACGGGTTTCTCTCCAAATTCGACATCGTATTGGTAAGGCTCGTTGATATTCTGAGTGTAGCCAATAATCCGGATCTCGCGATCGACATTGAGCGAGGTCGATTGTATTCTTACAACCTGGGCGATCGAGAGCGCGATGTTGTTATTTTTGAAATGAAGCGTGTCGCATCCTCCTTTGAATGCATCACGTGCCCTGGAGTATTCGTCAATGTATGCCAGAGCAGCCGTAGCAAGCTCAAGCTCTGCCCGGACAACATAAGCCTCCGGCATTTGCATGTCTACCAAAACATACCTGTCACCGACTGACGGAAAAAAGACATCGTTTGGAAGCATCATGCCATCATACTCCTGGGCGATGATCGTATAAGTTTGTGTGGCATTGTCGAACGCCGATATTTCGAATTCATAACCGGCAAGCTCTCCGGAGTTAAAAACAACCTTCGCCGTATTGACGCCCAGGTATTCGTGAACATCAAAATCAAGGTTTGTATCGGCAAATTTCAGATTACCGTTAACAGCTGTCACCTTCCCCGGATCGGTGGATCCTCCGGCCAGTAATCGCGGATAGATGTTCTCAAAAATCTTGTCACCTTCCCGGACTCCATACAGGGTAACATTTTCCAATAAGTATCCTTCCCCTGGGAGCATGAGCCGTGTGGCGCCATCGCGGTACCCGATCGGTAAATTCTTGTCAGAACCGTAAGCAAACAAACAGGTGATTATAGGATCCTCATCGCGGTTGATGCGCTGGAGCCACTTTAAACTGTCACCCATTCCATACGACAAATTAATTATACTGCCGGCGAATGGTTTCTTCCGCAGGTTTACAACTTTGCCGGCAATGTAAAATTCAGTCTCAAACTCGGTGGCCAGGCGCTGAAGTGCTGCCAGGCATTTATCGCCTGAAAAATCAAGTGTTTTAAAATCTGATTCAATCACCTCGCCAACTGTCCATCCCGATCCGTTACGGTTCATGTTGGCTACGAGCAGCTGAATAAATGTAAGTGCATTGCCTGTGAGTGAGAAATCTCCCTGTGGAGGCACCGGCGTATTATCAAACAGCTTATACCCGGCTTTGAGTAATTCGTAATCGACACCCTGAAATTCACAATTGTATTCAATCTCGCGTGTGGCAATCTCTTTCGCGGTATGCTCGGTATTGAGTGTAAATGTCTGGCCACCCCAAATGATATGATCACCGAAAGCCAGGGAAACGGCAACCGCGAGCCTGAAATTAAGCTTCACGATATTATCACCCATCAGTTTGCAGCTGTATACGCTGTCATCCGTTGGGTGAACTGTTGCAATTACCGTATTTCCGCGAAGTATATCCATTTTACAAGCTCTCTAACTCCTTTTCAAGTTCATTAATTTTTTTATCTAATCGATCTGAGTACTCATCAATTATCTCCATTATTGGAAATACCGAATCATCAAAATAAGAATCTTTGCACATTGAAGCCGTATTGGTGGTCCCAAAGCAAACAACCGTAGTCTTATTTGTCGTTTCGTTGTTCTTGTACCAGGTTACTTTACTTTTTAATTCCTTTAACCGTTTGATTTTTGCGACTAACTGATTTGCATGGCTTAATAGTTTTTCATCCATTTAATTAATGTTTAATCATTGTTTAAAATGCAGGATTTGCAATCCCAAATTTGACTGTGAACCTGGACACGACCTTACTCACCAACTTAATTGTTGTGAGCTGCTCATAACTGGTCACCTCGATGTAGTAAACCAAAAATGTTTTATTGAGCTCTCTTACAAAAACAGATCGCTCGCCCGGGCTTTTCAATAATGTGAAAAATGCATTGTACCTGGTCCACCATTCGGTCTCGCTCGAAGCCGATAGAATAAAGCTCAGTTCAGCCTCTTTGGATTCATACTTTGGAACGGTCAAATCTATCTCGAGGCCATTCTGCTCAGGCCAGTTATTACTCAGCGATGCCTTACGCTTAGGTGGCCGCATCAAATCGTCATAGCTCCCCTGTAGAAGGAATGCACCGTAAGTTGTCCAGATATCGAGCGTGTCAATTGTTACCTCTCCTGTCATAGCTATTTTACTTTTAGTCCGTCCAATTCAATGCGAGAGAGCCGGCTGTCGATACTTCCAAGCGTCTTACTCATTACGTCTGTATTGTCAGCAGTTCGGAGTTGATACTCGAGGCTTTTCTGGAGCATCGTCATGCTCGTAGTTCCGCTCTCTATGATCCTGGCTATATTGATCCGGATTGCTGAAATATTCCCGGTAAGCGCCGATCCTGTTTGTTCAGTCAAACGCTGGATATCGCCAGTCATGCCAGTGGCCGATGCTGCCGCTGTATCTTTTCCGAAAATATCAAATCCGTCAGCTGCTCCGGCTTGCTTGGCATCCGTCAGCGCCTTATTAAACTGGTCAGTTAACGCTCCTCTTTGATCAAAGAATACCTTAAGGTCATCCTGCCAATTTTCATCTCCCCCGGTTGCATAGCTGTCTGTCATCCCTTTTTCAAGCTGAGCAAATGCGCCGGCAAAAACCTTATTGAATATCATATTGCTCAGGATATTCTCAAGCACTTTATTTACAGAGTCGCCAAAAGCCACTGAAGCGTCGGTACCATCTTTGAAAGCTGTTACCAGGGCATTGCGTAAATCATCGCCCAGGGATCCGGTAAGGTCTGTGATAACTGATTTTAACTGCTCTGTTGCTTTGGCAGCCGCATCTTTCCAGTCAATTAAATTTTGAAGTGTAACCTTTGTTGCATCAGTTACTTTGTTATTTGCGATCAGGGTTTTTGCAAGGTCAGCGTTAAACTCACCATTCGCTTTGATCAAATCAGGGTAAGTCTCGAGAAGCGGCGCAACAATATCCTTTTTCTTTTTCGCAAATAATCCGGTAAGCGCTCCAACCACTGAGCCGATAACAGCCCCGACAGCTGCTGCCGGAATACTCAAAACGCCGCCTCCTAATATGGCACCAATTCCAGCTCCAGCTGCTGCACCTGCTCCAATGCCTCCAAGTACATTGCCACCCGAGACAACATTCTTCTTTCCGGTGATAGCCTCTGCTGTTGAGAACTTCTTTAATTCTTCCTTGTACTTCGATTGTGCATCGTTATAAGCAGCTGTGCTATCCTTTAACGAACCCTCATAATCCTTCAGAAAAATTGATCCATTGACATCTGAATTGATCAGAAGCTGCTCGTTAAGCAGTAAGTTATATTGTTGCTGCTGTGAAATGATCGAGGCGTAATATTCATCCATCACCCTTTTGCGCTCAGCAGCTGCACCGGCAACGATTCCGATTAGTTGGGTTGCTCCGGAGACTGCTGCACTGACCGCATCACCTTTCGACATACCACCCTTACTGAACGCACCGGCCTTTACCAGATTACCGACTTGACCGGCAATTTTTGAAACCCCAGTTAACATGTCTGCCAACCCCGAATTGGAATCACCAATCGCCTGCGACAACAAACCTGCTGCATCGGCTACCTCGTAATAGACATTAGCAAGCTCCTGCGCATCTTTTTTTTGAACCTTACCCGCCTTGCCTAATTTATCGGCCTGTTTTATCCTGGCTTCATTCCCTTTTTTAAGCTTGTCAATCTCAAGATCAGTATCTCTTAATTTAAGCTTTTCAAGATCAATTCCGCCTGCTTTCGCCATATCATATATAGCTGAAATGGGCGATGAAGCCCCTTTTGAATCAATTGTTTGTTTTTTGGCAATCATCAATTGCATGTCCACAATCGATTCACGCAGTTTTTTCTCCGACTCGAGCATTACAAGTTTCTTAGCCAATGCTGCAAACTCGGCACTATTAGCGTCTGCGACTAAATCCATTTGATCTTTAGTTGCCTTGATGCGGTTATCCAGGCCTTCAGCATCCTTCAATTTCTTATCGGCATTATCCTCACCGGCCAGTAGGGTATGTGTCATAGATCTCACCCTGGTTGTATTCTCCATTGCCGAATCCTGTGCCTCTTTCAGTTTCACATAGCTGTCGACAATCCGGCTGGTCATTTCGTCGGTCATGTTTCCAACGCCACGCAGGATAGCGGCATCGGCCTTTACTTTATCATCCACCTGCAATGATGGAGTTAGTTTTTTAATCTTATCAGCCGTGTATTGTGCACCAATGCTTTGGTTCTGACCGACCTGACTATTCAGTGTTGATTCTAACCCTTTTAATTGATTTAAATCTTTATTGTATTGCTCAGCCCGCGCTTTCCCTTCGCTGTCGATATCTTTAATGGCGTTCATCAATACATCTTTCGAAAGCTTAGTTCTGTCCTGACCAATCAATAACGCGGCGTCAAATTCATCCTGTGCTATTTTGGTTCGCCTCGCTGCGAGATCTTCCTCAAGGGATATCCGCTCCTGGCCTGCCGATATGCGTTCGTCTTTTGATAATTGTTTGTTTCTGAGTTTATCTTCAAGTTCAAGTGCCTTTGCGTTACTGTCCGCTTCGGTGATATCTAACGACCAGGTTGCCTCCTTTACCTTATCCATTATCTCGGCATACTTACTACCTGTTCGTATCGCACGATCCATATTTGCAAAGAAGTCCGTCCAGTCGCCACTTGCCAGGGTTTTCCAAAAGAAGTCAAGCCCACTCTTTGCCCCGGCAATACCAACCTCAAACTGATCTGAAGTACTTCTGGTTGATGCTACAACAGAATTGAAAACAGTTAAAACAGTCCCAACAGACGCAAGCCCTATTGCCCAATTCTTCAGCGACTCAACTAAACCCTCATTCGATTGTTTTTCTTCACCATTCATCTCAAGCTGTTCGCGCTGGAGTCCTATTAGGGTGGCCTGCTCTTCGGCAAGTGCCTGCCTGGCTCCTTTGAGGTCTCCCAATATTTCGGTCAAACCCGCGCCGGGAGCCTCGTTTTTAGCAGCAGTCTTCAGTGCTCTAATGTCGCCGGTAATTTCACGGATCAACTGGCGTTGTCCCGCAATGGCGTCCTTAATCGCTGCTGACGATCGCTTAAGTCCCGTCTCCACTTCCTTGAAAGATCCGGCTGTTTTCTTTACGCCCGAGTCTACATCAGCAAGTGCCTTCCGCGATTCTTCCAACTCCTTAGCGATATTTTGCCTTAGCAGTATCTCAATTTTGACCGGATCAAGGTTTGACATTGTTAGCTCCTATATATTCAAGGAATTCCTCCTCGGTTGTTTTTTTCTTCGTTTTCACATATCGCGGCTGATCGGCCAGCATCAGTTGTATGGTCTGCCAGTTGACCTGCCACATAATTTTTGTCATGCTCCAGCCATGCGTTGCCTGGATAACCTGAAGCAATATTCCAAAGGGGCTATGGCTGCCTACATAGTGGCCTTTTGACTCCCCTTTACCACCGGACTCATCTTCCTCGTCACGTCCATCGTTCCGAGCAATCTGATAGTATTCGTAAAATCCTCGACCCGGCTTAGCGTTACCAGCTTGTAGGCTGCCTCTACTAATATTGTCGGGTGAGCTCTCCAGCGTAGAATATATCCCAGGACCGGTGCGAATAATCCGGAGAACCATCCGCGAAGCGAGCCGTAAGCAACGATGCGTGCAACTGTTTTGCCATGTTGCTGCATCAGCTTCATGTCCTCCTCGAGGGAGTTTGACTTAATGGCTTCGGCAGTGATTTCCATCGATAGCCAGGCGCGGCTGATCCGGACCATTGTTCCCCAGCAGGGACGGCGGATCGTGAGCCTGACCTGTTTTTTACCGAACCACCTAAATAACCTGGGCGCGGTCATCGGAATGCTCACGCCCAGGTCTAACAAAATATTGGCAGCTTCGCGTTGCGCCTCAAAATCTTTTGAATGATCCATTATACTTCGCGGGCGATGGTATAAGGCATATCCGTTTCAAGATCCGGAAGCTCGATCGTAAGCTCAACATCAATATTCGAAACTGCTTTTCGCGAAAGATCCCAATTAAAAGTTGCATCAAGCATCGATTTTGGTGCCGTAATCTTCAGACCTGATTCAGTGATTAATTCAAATGATCCGTGAATGTTGGCATCCACCCTGGGGGCTGCATAACTCTTGCTTGGAGCCGTACCAGTTGCGGTACCACCAAAGAGCTTAACCAAAATGTCGGCATCAATCTCCATCAGGGAGAATGCTACTTTTTTGATACCTGCTTTTTCCTTGATTGTAAGGGCAGGATAATCGGGGTTTTGGGCTGCATAGAAACTATTAAGTGTGGCTTTATCGCCATTCCACTTAACTGTACCTTCAGCAATTTTACCAAGACTTTCGAGGGTTGAACCTCCAGTAGCCTTAAACTTGAACGATTTTAATCCGTATTCAATACCCATGACTATAATTTTTTAGAAGATTTCTTAATTTTTTCGATTTCCCCGGATAGGTTTCGTATCCTGGCATGAAGTTTAGCATCAACCTCGTTAAAATGAACTTGGCGATCCGGAGACTGCCAGCACTCATTCAGGTGAGGATATTTAGCGAAAAAGGCTTGTGAGTCCATTGAGACTAAATTTAGATTTGACAATGAAAACAACCAGGACAACAGTGCCCAGGCCTGCGGCGATTTTGCCGATAGTGATCCAAAGTTTCTGCAACCAGGTGAGTTCATTTACCTTCACCTCTACAGGCACTTTTACAGCCACTTCGCGGTAAACGATCGAGTCTCTTACTGTTGCAAAGCTGATAGGAGGAGCGGTTGCAAAATTATAACTGAGCAATCCGGCGTTATAGGAAAAACGGCTTTTGACGTTCTGGCTTTTCTGTTCATCAAGTGATTTCATGATCACCTGGTTCAGACTGTCGCACTCAAACAATGCTGTAATATTGGCCGAATCAGCAGGAGCTGCAACAGGCACCAGGCGCTCAACGATCTTCTCGCGATATTGAAGCGGAACTTCCTTAATCGGGAGTTTTGCGGTTTTGCATGATCCAAAACAAAGACCAATCAGCAATACGATAATACTAAGCTTTCTCATTCCTTAATTCATTAATTTTATCATTCAAATCCACTCCCGTTGTCTCTTCAACACGCTTGGCGAAGAAACTTTTCATTATTCCAAATATCTTCCCGCCAAACAAATCATCCATATTTTCTGAGGCAGACCAGGCATAGAAGCCGGAGATCAGCCATGCAGCAATATTATAACTCGCGGCAACAGACTGATTCATCTCTTTATCCATAGCATAGAGTAGGGCTACAAGAAAAGTGGCGCCAATTGCGCGTCCAACAGCCGTGAACGCTTTTGTCATTGAAAACTTTTCTTTCCGCTTCAGCATCGATGCCAGGACACCTGTTATCAAATCGAAAGCCAGGGCTGCCCACATCACGTGTACTGCTCCCTGAATCTGTGCGAAGTAACCGATCACCGCAAAGAAGATTGCGCAAATCGTGTTATAGAAATGATTGTATAGCCATTCCATTACATGATAGATTTAAAAGCTTCAGGAACAAATTGGCGCAGCTTCTGCTGAACTTCCGATACGGTTATTTGCTGATCGTGATTGAGGTCATACAGCGGATTCGCACACGCAATTTTCTGAGCGCTGAGCGTCTGGGCGGATAAGATCCAGTCGGGATGTTTGCCAATTGCAGCAGGGAAGAAAACAGCAAAATAGAGATCAGCAAGGTTTAGCATCCTCCCGGAGTAACATGCCAGGTATTTGTAAACCCAATCAAGCTGCTCAACATTGGTCATGTTTTTCAAAGCGTCAGTAGTAGTGCCAAGTCCCCTCGCCGTTGAAGGCATAAACTGAATAAGACCCGTGGCACCAATCGAATTCTGAATCTTTGAATCAATCTTGCCATACCTGGGCGCAGCGGTTTCAATGAAAAACACAACCATGAGCCAGGAGGGGTTAATATTGAGTTTCCCGGCAATCTGTTGCAGTTTGGCTTTAAAGGCCTCCTTGTTTTCAAATATCAAATCCTCGTAAGCTAACATGGTTGTATCTTTTTAGTAGTTAAACAACCCCGAAAGTGTTTTTCAAACCCCTTCGGTGGCTGCCTTAATTAATTATATCAACTATGCAGAAGCGTCCTGGACAATGGCCAACAATCCTTCTACACCACTTCGCATTGGCCGGCCACCGGCACGTACCAGGAAGGAATAGATATCGGCATAGTAAGTCGGAGATTTGACCTCTTCGAACATTTCGGTTTGACCAAGTGCGCGGCATACCGAGTTTTCGTGCCATGCGATAGCAGCGGCATTATCGGTGGCAGCTGCGGCAACCGTCCAAAGCTTAGGAGCTACGGCGGTGGTATACAGACCGGCCTTCGAACGCATCATGATATTGAACGTGTAAAGCTTACCCAATACACCATTTTTGGTGTCCACAAGCGAATGGAAAGCCATTGCTTCCTGCGTAGTAAGGCTATCCAAAAGCTGACCATACATTTCCGCGTCTATCAACAACCAGCGATTTTCCTGCGGAATATCCTGCGCATTAAATTTATTCATCGCATTTTTAACATCAGTCTTGGTAAATAATTTACGGTTACCGGTTGCTGATAAGGTATGCGCTCCTACTGCTGCTCCTGTAGTTCTGATAGAATTCGCTACAGCCGGTGACCAGTTAAATAACATGTCAGTCGAAACACTTTCAATCAACTTTGCTTTATCCAGCTTGATGATAGATTCACGCTTATTGTATGAAAGTTCCACCTGATCAGCATAAGGGATCTTGATCGGATCGGTTGTAAATTCATCCAGGTTAAAAGTCAAATCAGGATCAACACGAGCAGTTACAGTTGCCGGAAAAGAAGTCCGGTTCTTGGTAACACTGGAGCCTGCTCCGGCGTTGGGGATGTGAACGGTTTTTCCGGCATTCACAAACTCATCGGCATTAAACGCCTTGCTTAAAAAGCTGTTATCGGCAAATAAGCCTTCAACAATAGAGTTCATCCAGATTTCTTTCTGGACAGCCATGCCAAGCGATCCGGCAGGAACAAGCGGTAAAAGGCTGAGAAGGGATCCGGTTCCCATAACCGCGAATGTATTTAAACCGGTGGCTGCCGAAACAGCTGTGGCAAAAAACACATTAAACATGAGCGCAAAGAGCGCCACAAAAACTTTTGATCTCATAATAGAGTAAAATAAAAAGGGTTAATAATTACACTTGTGCTTCGCAGCCAAAACGGACTTTGAACTTCTCTTTATAGAGGTCGACGTACTTATCTTTCAACAGTACCAATTTCCCCTCTTTGTCGAGCGCATCCCAATCCTTCTTCTGAAGGTCGGCAAGTTCAGTAGCATTACTGCCACCTGTGGCGGTCTCGATTCTTCCGGTAACACTCTGCCTTGCAGGGATACTTTCCAAAGTCACTTTAGCCGAGGCGAAATCAAGATCGAACAATTTAATCATGCCGTCTTTGGCTGTTGCATTCAGACGGCCATCCTTAACGGCAGCATCAATCAGTTCAACAGATTCGGCTTTTTGTTTCGCCTTAGCTGTAGAGTTTAGTTCGTCAACACGACCCGCGAGAGTCACATTTTCGGTTTTCAGGCGGTCACGATCCGAAATGATCGTGCGCAGTGCGGCAGTTACCTCTTCTGGGGTAGCATTATCCGCGAGTTGTAACATTTTTTTAAATGGCATATATTGAAAATTATTTGTATCAACCAGCTTTATCACCGTGCCGGCATCGGTCAAATCAATCGTATTGCCTTCAGCGTCATAAAACGCCAGGGCGTTATGGTTGCCACCAATCGTGACAATAGAGGCTTCACGCACTTTCCATTTTGTTACGGTAGGGAGCGTTTGTCCGGGCAGTTTCAAAAGGGGATCATCACTCACCTCTTCAGGTGGCCATGCGCCTATACTGGCCATGCGAATAAAATCGCGTTCAACCTTTCCGGCTACGTCAGCGCCCTGGGGATCCTTCATGTCAAAAACAGGATCAGCAAGGATTTTACCAGCCTCAATGCGGATGTTTTCCCAACGGCCAATCGGTAATGACCAATCACCATGCATAAGCAGCATAACCGGGTTCTTTCTGAACTCAGTCAGGTCAGCCCCGGAGGTGAGCATCCGGAAGCCATAAGTGTTAACCGTTTCGTCATGTAGAACAAATGATTTTTTCATTACCTGAATATGTTTTTCATTGCCAAAAAATTGAGTTGTTTATGAAACTCGAAAGGCGAATTAAACACCTCGTTTCTTAATAGACAAGTAATTCTGCAATGTTTGCATTGATCGCTGCAAGAGTTGCAGTGATCTTATCAACTGTTACATCAGATAATTAGCTTCGCTGAAAATAAGAGAGGTATGGCAACGAAAAAAGAGATGCAGGACAAGCGCGATCACGCGAAACTGCTGTTCATCCATGAGCAGCTGAACCAAAAGGAAATCGCAGCAAGGATAAAAGTTTCGGAGGTGACAATCAGTAAATGGGCGAACGCCGACAGCTGGGATGGTCTCCGGGTTTCGATTACCATTACCAAAGAGGAGCAGCTTAAAAACCTCTACCGGCAACTGGCCGAAATGAATAAAGTGATTGCCGAGCGTGACGAGAAGAAATACGCTTCATCCTCAGAAGCCGATGCGATCAGTAAGCTGGCTACAGCGATCGACAAAATGGAAAGTGATGTTGGAATAGCCGATATTGTTTCTGTGGCTAAAAAGTTTCTGACCTGGTTGCGTAAGTTCGACCTGGTGAAAGCCCAGGATATGACGCCACTATTTGATGCCTTTGTTAAAGACAATTTACGATAATGGCAAAAAGGCTAAAAATAGACGACAGGCACGCGCTGATTGACTGGGATGAATTTGTACAAAACATTGCCAGGCAAACGTCAGTTGATACATCGCTAAGCCATTCCGAAAGGGAGGCCAAGCGTAAGCAGCTCGAACGGGATCCCATTTTGTGGATGCTTGAAATGTTCCCCAATTATGCCAAATATCCGTTCGCGTCTTTTCATAAAAAGGCGATCAAACGAATCATCGAGCATGATGATTGGTATGAGGTATTATCCTGGTCACGCGAGTTGTCAAAATCAACCATCGTAATGATGATTATTCTTTACCTGGTCCTGACCGGGAAGAAAAAGAACATCATACTTGTTTCCGATTCGAAGGATAATGCAGTCAGACTCCTTAACCCATACCGTGCCAACCTTGAAGCAAACCAGCGAATCAAATTTTATTATGGCGATCAGCAAGGCATACCCTGGAAGGAGAACGAATTTATCACGCGCGGTGGTGCAGCCTTTCGCGGTTTAGGCGCAGGCCAGTCGCCACGTGGATCGCGTAACGAGCAGATCCGTCCCGATACTTTGCTAATGGATGACTTCGATACGGATGAGGATTGCCGAAACCCGGATATCATCAATAATAAATGGAACTGGTTTGAGCAGGCGCTTTATTTTACACGGTCAATATCCGAGCCTCTTTTAACTATCTGGTGTGGTAACATTATCGCGAAGGATTGCTGCATCACGCGTGCCGGCACAAAGGCCGGAGAACTTGCCAAAAGAGCAAAACCGCTTGGTAATTGGGATGTCATAAATCTCCGAATGGTGAATATCAATAAACCGGATCCGAAAAACGACTTTTTAAGTGGAAAATCGGTTTGGCCGGAGAAAAACACGGAGGAGAAGATAGACACGGTTCAGGCTCAGGTATCATCACTATCGGTTCAAAAGGAGTGCTATAATAATCCGGTTTCTATAGGCGAGATTTTTAAAGAGATGGTTTGGGGTAGAATACCTCCACTGAATAGATTTAAATTTCTCATTGCCTACGGTGACCCGGCGCCAAGTAATTCAACGAATGGTAAAGGGTCGTATAAGTCGCTTTTTCTTATCGGACGCTGTGAAGGCAAATCATATGTTGTCACCGGATTTCTTGATCATGTTGTAAATAGTGAGTATGTAAATTGGTATTATCACCTGAAGGATTTTGTTGGGGATAAAACACAGATTTATAATTTCATCGAGAATAACTCACTTCAAAATCCTTTTTACGAACAAGTTTTTATTCCGCTGTTTGTCGCAGCCGGCAAAGAAAAAGGAACCACGATTGGAATCACTCCCGATACCAGGAGTAAGACTGACAAGTTTTCGAGAATTGAAGGGAATCTGGAACCAATGAACCGAATGGGCAACCTGATTTTAAATGAGGCCGAAAAATCAAATCCTCATATGGTTAAACTGGAAGATCAATTTAAGATGGTCAATCCAAAACTGAGCGCCCCCGCCGATGGACCCGACTGTATCGAGGGAGGTATATGGATCATTAATGAAAAGATGTCGCAGCTCGACGCCGGCAGTTATACTGTTGGAGTAAAAAAAGTCAATTCTAAACGTTTTTAAATAGCTTTTAATCATGACCCGATTTCAAACATTAGTTCTCAGGTTCCGGATGCGTCCGGGAGCGCTTAACCGTGCAAAGCGTAAAGCTGACAGGCTGCACAAAAAAACAGGCAACCGCTTCCGGGTTTTCTTTTTCGGCAGCAGGTACCATGTATGGACACGCGATGAAATTCGCGATCGCAAAAAGTCCGGACTGTTTAAGTTCGGTTTAAAGGCCGGTAAAGATTTCGATACAATCGCATTTTATGACACCAACTCATCATGTATTTAACCAACGACGAAATAAAGACACACCTCTACACGGATAATGTAGACGTGATTACGCGTGGTGATGATACAATTGTTACCGCTGCTGTCGATGCTGCTGTGAGTGAGGCAAAGGGCTACCTGAGCGCCTTCGACCGTGATGCGATATTCGGAGCCTTGGCTGAAGCCAGAAATGCACTGCTTTTAACTTTCGTGAAAGATATTGCATCCTGGCATTTATTGAATTTGTGCAATGCCGGCAGCGATATGAAACTGCGGCAGGATCGGTACGACCGGGCAATTGAATGGCTCAAAGCCGTGCAAAAAGGAAACGTATCACCCGATCTGCCGGTGATTAAAGCTGCTGACGGTACAACTCCAGCCCAAGGAATAACTTTTGGCAGTAACGACAAACGCGAATCGCATTTTTAATTTTTTATCATGGCAACTAAAAAGAAAAAAACCGTACGGGCGAGCCTAAGTGTTCGCCCAAATGCTCCCAATCAAAAGCTTGTACTTAACCAAATTGTTATCCGTCCGCAAACCCGACAGAAAAGCAGTGTGGGCGATTGGCGCACTGGTCTCCAGGCAGCAGATATGGGAAGGGTTAAAAAACTCTTCGATCTTTTGGAGGATCTATTAATAGATGGTGTACTGAGCGATGCCGTTGATAAACGAATCAGCGCAGTGACGAACTCTGAACTTAGCTTTCAGGATATTGACGGGTCCGAGGTTGAAGAGATCAGTACACTGATGGATTCTCCGGCATGGGAGGAACTATTGACCGCCATTATGCAGGTAAGATTTTGGGGAAGGGCAGGAATTGAGTTTGATTTTACAAACGGATTCGACGCAAAGCCAATACCTCCCAAGCATATCAAGCTCGACACAAAACAGATTTTACTGAACGAGTACGATGACAGTGGCGTTTCGTATGAAGGTGATGATCATATACTCGTTTTAGGGAAGCCGCGCGATTTTGGTTTATTACTCAAGGCCGCTCCATTTGCTATTTACAAGCGTGGTGCCTATGGTGACTACGCTCAGTGGCTCGAAATATTCGGTATGCCGCAGCGCGTAGGTAAATACTCAAGCTACGATCCCGAAAGCCGTAAACTGCTCGAGCAGGCTTTTGAGAAGTCCGGATCTGCGCCTTGGCTAGTTATTCCCAAAGAGAGCGAGGTTGAAACAACCTCTACGTCCGGACAAACCGGTGGCTCTCCTTACGACGAGTTCCGGAAGGCCTGTAACGAAGAGATGTTGATCACTGTTCTTGGACAAACGATGACAACTGTCCAGGGAGATAAAGGCGCACGTTCCCTGGGCGAAGTCCATAAAGAGGTCGAGGAAGGAAAGAACCGCGCTGATATGCGGTTTGTACAGCGCGTTCTGAATCATTTCGTTTTGCCAATATTCGAGAAACGCGGATTCCCGGTCACTGGTGGTAAGTTCATCTTTCCCAAAGCAGCTGAAGCGCTCAGCGTTGACGAGATCGTTAGTCTTGCCAGCATTATGGACATCCCTGTCAGTTACCTTCAGGACAAATACAGTATCCCGGCACCAATCGATGGTGAAGCCGTAGCCGGTGCGAAACCGTCTGATCCGAAGAAACCCGGCGCCACAGATCCCAACACAGAGGATGATCCCGGTGTAGAGACGGAAGTTATTGCGTCTAAAACCGCGAAGCCAAAACCCGTCCCGAAGGATAAACCAGTCAAAAACGGTGACTTTGGTTTGATAAGGAGGCTCTATGATTTTTTCGTCCAGGCCCCGGCAGTGATGACCGGGGCATCAACTGGCGATCTCCTCACGCTGAATGATGGCGACATTAACGACAGAATTATTAAACAGGTTGCCGGCAATGGTGGCCTGTTTAATCCGGAGTTGTTCCGCTTTCTTGCAGATGATCTGATCACAGCACTCGATCACCGGCCTACGCAGCTGGCCGATCTTGGTTTTGTTTACAATTATCAGAACGACGCCTTCCGGACTGCCCAGGAGTTGAATCTGTTTCACTTCAGCGCAGCAAAAGATCTGGCAGAAATTCAACGACTCAATGAGCTGTTCAGGCAGAGTAAAAGCTTTGGCGAGTTTTATAAACTGGCAAAAGCCGAGATGGAGGTTTTCAATAAGACCTGGCAACGGACTGAATGGGAGACGGCCTCCCTGATAGCAGCATCAACCGAGAATTACAACCGGCTATCAGGCAAGGTTAAACTATTTCCTTATTGGGAGTATAAGACGGTCGGTGATGACAAGGTGAGGCCGGAGCATCAGCTGCTGGAGGGAATCATACTTCCAGCCAACGATCCCAGGTGGAAAAAGATATGGCCACCCAACGGATGGAAGTGCCGCTGTTATATCGTTCCACGTATGGCGTCCGAGGTAAAAGGCATCGATCTGGAAGCGATGCGTGCAAGGGTTGACGCTTATTTTGAAACGCCGGAATGGTCTTCCGCACAGGCGCAGGGCTTTGGCATCAACAGGGCGATGGCGCCGGAGCTATTCAACGAAAACCAGATGTATATCCGTAAGTTTCCACAGCAGGCTAAAACGCTGCTCAAGGATGTGAATTACGAAACATATGGTCTGAAACAAATGGATGTGCTGCAAGCAGCTGCACAATTCGATCTTCCGGTTTTCCCTGGTGTCGCAGGTGATTTCGTTAAGAAGATGATCAGTGAAGATGGGAAACTATTTTTCAAGGATTATAAAGATCGGTCTGTACTATTTGAGGATACAGCTTTTCTGAATGGAAACGGGGCGAAGTATGCCGAAAGAACCGCTTTACTGAATGGTGTAGATGAAACGTTGAAGACTCCGGATGAGGTATGGATCAACAATTACACTGGTGATACATTTAATCAATATGTTTTTCTGAAGCATTACAAAGATCAGACACTGGCAGTTATTGCTGAAATCAAGGAAGGAATTGTTTATCAGATTCGAACTTGGTTTAAGATGGAGGCAAAAGTACCAAATGCAAAATACCGCAGGGGACTGCTAATTACAAAGCAAGGCAAATGACATTAGATGATCTTCAGAATTATTTAAGCACGCTGCCCGACCTGGTGATGAACGATGTTCCTGATATTGTTGCTGAAACAGCTACAGAATATTTCAAAGAGACCTTTACGGAAAAGGCGTTTGCGGCAAAGCCCTGGGCACCGCTGAAGAAACCAAAAAACAGCGGATCTCTTTTGGTCGAAAGCGGCAACCTTGTCAATAGTATCCGCCCGGCTTATGTGAGTGCAGACAAAGTAATCATCTCAGCCGGTAACGATAAAACACCGTATGCGCAGACACACAACGAAGGCTATACTGGTCCGGTTGTAATTCCTGCACATCAGCGAACATCTAAAAAAGGGAATGTGGTGAATGTTGGCGCACACACAATCAATCAAAAAATCCCGCAGCGCCAGTATATGGGCAAATCCATTGACTTAACCGCGAGAATAAAAGATCGCATTAATAACCATTTAAACAATATTTTATAAACGTTTAATCATTCGAAATATGGCAAAGATCATTAAAAAACAAGTAGAAGGGTACCCTGCTCAATATTATTTTTATTGCGAAGGTTGTGATTGTCTTCACGCTTTTGGCGAAAGTTGGACGTTTAACAATGATTACGAAAAACCAACCGTGAGTCCGTCAATTTTAGTAACAATGCCTCCATCGACAATAAGATGCCATTCATTCATAAAGGAAGGGATGATTCAATTTTTGAGTGATTGTAGTCATGAGTTGGCTGGTAAAACAGTTGAATTACCTGATAATAATTAGGTAGTTAAAATCGGTCATTCGTATTAATTAGTATAATTCGCAATATTATGGACAAACAAATTTACCTCTCCATTTCCGCACGTCTTCACTCCCTGGTACCCGACCTGAAGTGGATCGACTACGACTGGGGACAACTCAATGACGAACAACGCCCGGCTGTAGCATTTCCATGTGCGCTGATCGATATTGCCTATCCCGATTGTAAAAACTTGGCTGAAGGCGCCGGAGCGGTCGAGCAAATGGTAAACGCCGCAATTACAATCAAACTGGCATTTGAACCATTAGGCAGCAGCCAGGTTACAGCGCCCGATGATACCAGGGCAAAGGCGCTCGCACCGCTCGATACAATTGCATCGCTGCATACTGCTCTTCAGGGGTGGAACGGTGACGGAACCTTTTCCGGACTCGCACGAAGGAGAGGATCTCCTGCACCAGGGCGGAATAAACTAAAAGTGTTTAACCTCGTGTACGAAACGACATTCATCAACATACCGGATTAAAAAAAGCCCAGGACAATTGCCCTGGGCTTTCCGCATTTAAGGGGAAATTGCTCGTATCCCCTTGTATTGTGGATTTTCACTTAATGTATTTGGATAGATCAGTTTTTATTGAATCGTATTTTACTTTAGTAATGAGGTCAAGATCCAATTTATCTTTGGCTTTTTTAAGTTCAGACAAAGCCTCATCACTTGTCTTACCAAATGGCTTAATTTCTCCTGCACCAATGGCATTTTCAATATTAATAACAAAGTTTGAAAAACTATTATACCCTTTAGTCCTAAAATATACTGAATACCCAGTTCTTTTATTACCCGTGACATATATCTTTTTGATTTCGGTCTGATCACCACTTGAACTAACTCCTAATTGACTATCGTTTGAGGAGCCGAGAGGATTATCATCTGTTATAAACGCAAAGGTCTTATTTGAAGATGGTGTACCTATTTTCAATCTGTCGGTGATCTTATAAAGGACTCCATCTTTACTAATATAAGAGTCAAAGTAATAATTTTTATAAGCCGAAAATTTGGTAGTGGTTAAATCATCATGTTTGAATTGCTGTCCAAAAGAGATGGATGAAACGACCATTAACACCGTTGAGAATAGAATAAAAGTTATTGTTTTCATTATTAATGTAATTAAGTTTTAGATTTGAATTATTTTGTTAAAAATAGAAAATATTTATCAAAATATAAAACCTCGTTCCACCAATAGGCAGATACGAGGCTTATTTTATTGACACTATTGGTGCAGACAACATTTTTTTTGCGGTCTCTACGTCTGGCATCATATTTCTAATAATCTCAAGACAATGGAATCTGTCAAGGTGCATTTCTTCATTTTCGGACTGAAGCAGGTCTATGAGTTCGTCCTGCGTTTCCAACCAGCTTTCAACTGGGTTTGCATTTGTTTTTACTTCAACAATAAAACTTTCTGGTTTGAATGTTACTGACATTAGTTTGGCTTTTAAGAAAATATAAACACCTATGGATGTGCTTGTCACCTTATAGCCATCGCTAAGAAAGTCGTCGGGCCTTACGGATCCGACCATCCATAGGCTTTATTTTCCTCTTTTGGGGAATCAAAGCCTTTTCTTAACGATAAAAACATAGGTGACAAGCGCTACAAATGTAAATAATTTATTTACGTGATCAACGTATGAGTAAAAAAACTGCAATAAAAATGCCCCGCACAATTTCTTGCCGAGGCTTCTTTATCAATCAGTCACATTCTTAAAAATGGACTTAAAATAGTGTTAACTGCTTGCTCTGCTTTTCGGATTCGTTGAGTATCCTTTTTGCATTGATATTTAGATAATTGTAATATGTCCGATTACTGATTACAAACCGAGGTTGAATAACGTGTTCGTAAACCCATACCTGGGTTACTCCGCGCGAAGTATGCTCCAGTGTCAGGTTCTGGATCTCAACAATTCTTTTCAATATGTTCCGTCGGTTATAGGCCATATGCAAACTTTAATTATCTTTGAAGTGCTAAGTCCAAAGGGGTATCTGTTTACACGGAGCCTCTTTTTTCGTTTCTATGCCTTGAAGATTACGTTATCCTCATTATCCGGATAGAGGCTATCAGTGGACTCCCAATCGTAAGGCTTAAGCTCACTGGAGTGATGTTCAAATAAGGCCATCCCAACAAATATTACAGTGAACAAACAGAGGAGAAGAAAAAAGAAAAGGAAAATTAAGAGATTGGTCATGATATTTTAGATTTTAGAGAACATTAGTTTTGGAAGCAGTACCCAATTGGCAATCGTATCTTCGACAAGACCGCCGGCAGTTGTCCAGGGCTCATCAATGAGCGTGTAAGCATCACAGGCGAGCATGATTGGAATAAGTTGTCGCATGGCATAATGCCAGTTGGTAGTTGCGGCGATACATTCGGTTGGAACTACGGCTTCGTAGCCATATGCTTCTACGGTCAATCGCGCCTTCTCGTATTTGGCTTTAACCTCGGCCTCGGGTAATCCCGAAACTTTTGCAACCAGGTAAACGCGTTTCTTACAGGTAGATTTGCAGGGGACGGCCATTTCTACGTTAGACGTACCATTGTTGCGGCGAAATTGTTCGTCCAAAAGTTCATACATGACATCCTGTTTTTTTTTGTTTACCGTATCTACACCAAACCATAAAGCCAGGTTATTAAGCACTGATGGTTCCAACTTTCCAAGCTCAAGAATATCGAATTGTTTTTTTAGAATTGCCATTTTAGAATAGTGATTTTTGTGCGTTCTTTTCCTGCTCTCCCTCCTTCAGGTGTTGATCAATCAGTTTCTCAACCGATTTGCACCGCTGTAGCACAAGGCCGTCACGGTTTTTGAAGTACTCCTTTTGAAGGCTGCGCATGGTCTGCACAGCCTCCCGGAATTGTTTAGCATCCATTATTTGAAGACAGCAAAGTTCGGTTCGTATCCCTGGGGAAATGCTGCGGAGGTGATCGACAGCGCTACCGATTGTTTGGCACCCTGCTGTGTTTTGGTATCAGCCTCCACGAAAATAACTGAGCGGGATGGCTTGTAGGCTGCAAGAACGATCTCAACACCTTTGGATAATTGTTCGTTGCCAATCTTCTCTGCCAGGTTACGAAGATCGAGGATCCTGTTTGGTTTCAGATTTCCCTTTGCATCCTTCTTTAGCAGCTTATTGATCATCTCAACGAGGTTGGCGCTATTATCATCAACGGCCAGTGTGGAGATGTAGTCGCTGATCAGCGCGATGCCCATGTCCAACGTATCATCAAACTCATCTACCTGACGCCACCCGATCGTGATAGACCTACCCTGATCATCGGTAAAAGTATGGCTCATCTGTCCGGATTTCGCACCAAATAACTCCTGCTTAAGCTCAATTACTGCGGCAAACTGCCTGTATACATCTGCTTTGGCAATACTTAACATGCTGCTCAATTGCTCAAGCTTCAAAAACTGTTCACCGACAGTTGTGTTGGCGATCATCTTGTAATTCTCGCGTTCCGCTTTTTCGCGGTTCTTTATCGCGGCATTCTCTTTCTTTAACTGCTCCATCAGGTCTGCTTTTTGCGCTGCGGACAGTTGTTTTAAATCAATTGCTTTCATTTTAAAAACTGTTTAAATATTGATTAATTAATACTTTAACGCTACTATTTCGAATAAAAGCCGATCAGCGCCTGCGTTCATGCTCCTTCGCCACACCTGCGCCTTATCTGCTGATTTCGTCACGTAATAGGTAATCTTAAATAACTCCCCAAAGCCTTCCGTATTTTTAACCTGTGTGTTGAATTCCGTCACAAACTGTTCGAGGGTATCACACTTTAAAGTGGTTTGAGAGACCAGGGATATCGCCTTTTTATCAAACAGGCTAAACCTTACTTCTTTTAGGATTGACTTGAGCATGACTCGTCATATGTAAATGGGAAGTCGGTAACTGAAAAGACATCGAACAATAACCTGTCTTTTTTCCCGGATACGTTCCGATGCCAGACCTGCATGTAAAATTCTTTACGCAACAGGACATAACAAAAGGCTGGAGCATAGGCTGACATTTGAGGTATTAGTTGAATTCTTTCAAAGAACTGTTGTTTGAATTCATCCAATGTATTGTGCTCTTTTATTATAGCGTCAACCATCATCCGAACCCGGAGATCATACATATTGTGGCGATCTGAACGTTTGATTGTTTTTAGCATTGCTTTGTTATGTGAGGTTCAACTGTAATGGTGATATCCCTGGTTACTTTTACCATGCCTGATCCGGTGCAGGTGGAGCATGTGATCATCTCGCAGACTCCGGAGGATCCGTGGCGAGCCGGTTCCAGTTCTGACCATCGCTGGCCATCCCCTTTGCAGTCGCCACAGATTTGAGTTTCACTCTTATTGTATTTCTTAATCGACATCTTCCTCAGAATTTCCGGCTGCCAAAAATGCCTCTATTGGTTTCAGGTGTGGAGCCCATGCTTGTTTTTCGTCTGCTGAGTAGGGGAAAACATCCAAAATGTTACTTTCAGAAATTGAAGATATCTCAAAGTCTGCCATCATGCCCTGCATGGCTTCGGTAATCTGATCTGATGCCTCTTTGGGGCTATTGGAAAACACCAGGACAAACTGTGCAACTCTTTTTTCTTTACCTAATTCCTCGTCGATTGTGATGAAGGAAACTTTTGCTTTATACCAACGGTCGCCATCATCTGAAGGGATGATTTCACAAATATTTGTTTTGGCAATTTTCGTCACGATAAATTCACCGCTCACCATTGTTTGGAGCTCTTTGAAAATGCGGTTTTCTGCCTCGCTGAAGCTGATCGCATCAAGCAAATAGGTTTCGCTCGCCTTACGCTCTCTGCCATTCTCATCCATTTTGATGTACTTTGCTGTTGTTTCGAACCAAGTATTCATTTTAATTTTAAGTTTTAATGTTCTACCGAATATTCGGTATTGTACCGGATGGGGGAGTCGAACCCCCAGGACCGCCTCCGGTTACTTCTTTGCTGTTACAGCTTCGGCTTCTATAGTTCCGGTCGGTATGACCATTACTGTTTTAGCGGCAGCTTCGAACACATCAAATTGAGCCTGCAAATCGTTTACGAGTTTTAGTTTCACTGAGGGGATAGCGTCCAATATGGATTCAAGATCCTTTTTCACTGCAAGCATGTCCGATAACGTATTTTTAGACGCTTCCAAATCTTGTTGTATACTGATTGATACTTGCTCTAACTCGTGTTTTTCACCTGCAAGTTTGATAATCAATCCTTCTATTTCAGAAATAAACTCTTTCTCTTCGCTTGGATACAAGCTATATTGTCCAACCTCTTCACCTTGGATAACTGATGTTTGCCAAATTTCGCCCTGGCCATCAAGCAATACTTTTAGGTTTACTACATCGTTCGGCCAAACTGCAACAATCACTGCCGGAAGTTCCTCTTTTACATTACAAACCGATCGGTGTTCAGCCATTTTTGATTGATCAGCTTCCGTCGTTTTGTATTTCACGATCATTCCAACTACTAAAACTTTTTTCATTTTCGTTTTTTTAATATCTGACATTGTTGTCATTGAACCGGATGGGGAGTCGAACCCCGGAGCCGCTTCCGGGTGACTGTTACCAGCCAATTTGTTTTGAAATCTCCGGTGTAAATCCTCCGAAGTGTCCAAATAATCGATCACTGAAATACTTTGCTATCGGATTAGTACTGTCAAAATAGGCTGGATTTGCATTGCCAGACCGCCACATTTTACACATTTGAAAGTGAGTTAATTCGTCAATTTCTGCCTTTAACTCTTCTAATGTTTTTACTGTTGATTCCATTAGTTCAAATAAGTTAATGTTTCAAGTTCCTCTTTTGCAATCCCGTCAACTGCTTTAAAGTCTTTTTGCTTTTGAAGAAATAGGTAATAGACGTTAACAAGGCGTTCTTTGGGGATATCATTAAAATCCTCGTGCTTCGTTACCCTGCATGCAATTGCTTTAATAATTGGCGCGCTCTGTGGCTGTGCAATCAAACGAAGCCAGGCACCGACTGAAGCCATCACGCGTTTGCGCCAAACATCAAGATCCGATGTTTCGGTTTTAACGATATTGCCCAGGGTATCGCATGCGCGTTGTAATTGCATCACATTCAAATCGCGACTGCTTTCAACTCCAAAGGATGATACTATTGCAGTCTTCTGATCCTGGCTTAATCCGTTTTTTGAACACAGGGTGTGAAACTTCTTTAATAACCCCGATTGTTTACTGTCACATGTTGCTTTCATAATTCTTTATTTTTTAAGTTTAAAATCCCGATTAAAACTTTTCTCCCCAGTACTCCATTGCACCCTTTTCCCAAATATCGAATGGCTTAGTGGTTCCTAACCTTGTATCTGCTATCCTTGAGGCCGATAAAGCCCTGAAACCTTCAATCCTTATTTTTACATCGACATCGTAGCGGACAAATTGTGCTGTGCGTCCCAGTGGGTTCTTTCCTTCAGCGTGCGATACGAATATGAAAAGCTTGCTGGGGAAGTCTTCTTTGAGCCTGATATATGCGAGACGGCTCAGCCCCGTATATTGAAATGAATCGATAAAGATGATATCAGGGCTTTTTCGTTTGGTGAGCCTTATTCTTAGCTCCTCGATTGGTTCACGGTTGAGGAAGATGGGACACCTTAACTTTGGAAGATCACTCATGCCAACTTCTGTCACCGCCTTTTGCATACTGCGGCGGGCCCCCTCTTCCAGTGTGTTGTAGGCGACACGACCAAAGCGTGTGAGGTACTTGGCAAGCATCAAACAAAAACGTGTTTTCCCGTTTCCTGAGTTTCCCCAAATGAGCCATACACCATTCCTTTCCGGTTCGCCTATCAGATCTTTCCATTCGCCCTCAAGCTCCATCAGCTTAAAATGGCGGGATAGCAGATCCTCTGTTGAAACTGCCCGGTTCATTTTTTTTACAGCCATTTAAAGAACGTTTAACTGCTGATTAAACAGCCGCTTGTTTGTCGATTTGCTTTTGAGCGTGAATGAGTCTTTTTACCCTGCGAAGGTCAAACTCACTCTTCTCGATGATGTCTTTGATTTTTGATTTTTCGGTAATCCCGTTTGCAAGGCAGATCGATGCAATGTCTGAGGATCCCGGACCGCTGAGCTCAATAAACTTCCGTCCAATCCTGCTGTAGATTTCCTTGTACCCTTTTTTGTTGAGTTTCAAACCGCGTCTGATCCGTTTGGCGAGGTGATCAGTTGCACACAGAACGATGCCGGCACGATCTTCCAATTGGTTGTAGAGCGTGATGAAAAAGTAAAGTACCTGGTCACTTAGCTTGTCTGCCTCATCCATGATAATGAGTGGACAATGCTGAGTCTTCAACACGCGAACCGCTTCTGTCATCATCTCACCAACCGTGTAACCCGAGTAGTCGCGTCCAAGCGAGCTGAGCAACTCCTGAAGGAACATTTTGCGGTTCCAGTACTCGTAACACTGGAGTAAGTAAACGCGCTTGTTATCGTTTGCAAACTGGCGAAGTGCAAAGCTTTTCCCGCTTCCGGCTTCACCTGTAACAGCAAACACATTCCCAAAATTCTGCGAGTCTGCCAAAAGCCCATTAAGGCGTTTAAAATCGCGGATCTCTACAGCCACCCACTCATTCTCGCTGTATCCGATTTGGGATCCAATGTTGCGCCACATTTCGTCGGAGATTAACTCCCAGTTGTTATTGAGCGCCTGGCTGATTGTTGCGGAGCTAACACCGTTAAGGCTTTTCGCTGCTTTGTTTTGAGACTCGTAGCGATCGCAATACTCCTTTAATTTTTCTGTTACTTGCTGTTTGTTTAATTCTGTGATCATCGTTTTAGTTTTACCGTTATTACATGTTCTTATAAAGTTCTGTCTTCGAATAGTCCTCTTCGTTCTCTGCGTAGCTGACCGCTTTTTGATATTTGCCAATTTCGCCGGCCTTCGCTCTTGTTTTCTTCTCAATACCCTTGATGGTTGGACTAAATAGTCCGTTTTGCTCAGGAAGTAAACCATGCTCTTCAAGAATAGCGTCCATTTTATCCCTGGTTGCGACACGTGCCGTTTTATTGGCGATCTCAAGGTTCTTGATGTATTCAGCCTCCCAATCTTCCTGCTCCTGAATATTTCTGAATGTTCCGATTTTAGTTTCGGCAGCCGTCACAAACCGCAATCCGGAAGCTGTGTTTTCATACAGGTAGATCATGCTCATGTCGTCCGGATCAAACCGGATCGTGAATTTCTTGTCAATGCTTTTGCGCATGAATTCAACATCAACTCGTCCTGCCTCTTTGTATACCAGGTAATCGTATTTGATATTCTTTTCCCTGAAGGAGATACCGTAGGCGTTGCAGGTAATCGGCTCTTTACGCTCAATCCAGAAGAGTTCAACCATATCCATCATGTCAATCTTCGTAGCACGTGGATTGACGCTTGTGCGGTACATTTCAAGTTTGGAAATACCTGTTTTGTGGTGTTTTGCTGTATTCCATTCGTTACGACGCATTTTATAGCGTTCCTTCACTTCCTGAAGGCTTGGAAGATTGGCTTTATTCGCCAGGATAAATTCAAGGTTTGCTTTGCTTTCTTCTTTTTTAGCGGTGATGTTCTGACCTGTAAAAAACCAGTCACGTTTAAGGTATTCAGCCTGGAAACGTCCGAAGGCGCTTTCAATGGTTTTACTCTTTCCATTATAGGGCATCGTAGGGATCGAAAGATGTGCGACCGAACCGAGGAAGTTGCCGTTTTGAAGTTTCTTATGCCCTCCCTGGTTGTCGTAGCGGATCTCGTAAGGTTTTTGTCCGCTTGTCTGGAGTGCCATTTTATACGAAAAAAACTGAGCCTCGTAATCTTCGGTTTTACTGATGTGGTAACCGATCATTACCTCCGAGTAGCAATCCATTACTTCATAAACTGTACAGGTTTCCATCTTGCCATCTTCGGTCAAATAGTAGTAGTTCAGTTTTGTACCATCCGAATACCAAAGCGAGTCGCGCATTGTAGGCATAAAGGTTTTATTCTGAACCGAATATTTCTCTTTTGCTTTTAGTTCACCGTAGCGGTGTCCCCACCAAAGCTCCTGAATGTCTTCTCTGTAAATGAAGTTGTGAATAGTTTGTTCTGATTTCACTTTGAGCCATCCCTTAGCATCAGCCTCGAGGTTATATTTTGCGGTCAGTTGTTTGATCGATGGAGTGACTTCTACTTTCGTTGCCCAGTTGGCCAGTAACCATAGTTTTGCATTGTCCGAGACCTTCTCAGTATTCTTATTGCAAAAATTGGGGTGGATCAGGCTTTGATATCCTTCTTTATTATACCGGTCTAACCTGTCGCGCAGGCGGCGCATATTGGAAGGAAGGGTATGCGGCCATTTGTCTTTATCGATATGGTTAATAACCTCTGAAAGTTTTTCCCAAATGCCGTTTTTGTTTCCTCCGAGCACGCGGTGTTTAGCGATCCGGTTTGTTGATACCAGTTTAAGCGTGTTTAGTATTGATGCATTTGCGCAGTACTCTTCAATTGCTTCTTTCGGCAATCTTCTGTCATCATCAAGCCGGTGTGTTCTGAAAAATGCCAGGGCAACTTCATCGTTTATGATTTGACCTTCGAAGGTATCCCTGGAGGCTGAAGTTTCGACTTCTCCACATTTCTCCTTGATCAGTTTACGGAACCGTTCCGGAATGCTGTCGTAAGCAACAAGGGCAGGAGTACCCAAACAACCTCGGCGTACTACCTTGATCTTATTCCGAGAACAGAGCTGACGGTAATAATCAAAGCTAACTATCTCTGCTTGCCAGAGTTTATTTGCTTCAATGCAGAGTGTGTCGTTGTAATATTCCATTGTGATTTTCATTTTGTTCCAGGGACCACATTCGATGTGGCAGCCTCGCGCCCCCTCCCTGGATTCGGACTAACTAAAAACTAACTAACTATCAGAATATTGCTTAAATTCGCAGTGTCAAACTAAAACTTAAGCATTATGAAAAAGCGTAAAATAAAATTTAGGTTGAATGTCGTTATTGTTTATACTGAGGACATAAACCTTAATTGTTATCGGCCTCCCCTGCATGATGTATTTAAACACATTGCATGGCTTCATCAATTAGAGTACTCGATAACTGAGGACCTGAAAGTCTTTTCCTCATCCGGTTCCGACGTGCAATCTCCAGACAGCAGCATAACCGACTTGGTTTACTTTCGCTCGACCGTGAATACGCGAATAACGGCCAAAGACCTTCGGAAGATAGTTTCCGACATTTTCGGCAAATCCCTTTTATGGTCCGCTGGGGTAGATCTGTTTTGTCAGCTTCACAAATCACTTCCGGAGTTTCCTTTTCCAAAAGAGTATTACTTACCTCTGAATTATCCTTTAGTGGAAGCTCATGTTGGAGGAAAAGTGACAGACTGTATTCCTTACGACTATTTAATAGACGTTCTGTCATCTGATTCAAATCCTCAATTGAACTGATCAAGTTTTTCATGATGATTTAATTTAAAGGTTAATCTTTTCGTTTGATTCAATCTTCTTACCAGCATCAGCCAGGAGCGCAAACGCTACTACTGCGCAAATGCCCGCAATAAACCATTGATGAGTTGCACCGTATATGGCGGTACCAGCAGCAAAAACGCCAAGTGATATAAATAGGGTGGCAAAAATCCTGGAGTTTGTTCTCATCGCAGCCATTCTTTTACAAGTTGAACTGCCAGGGCGCCCATTACACCGCCAATGAATGTGAGAACAAAAAAGAAAAAAACGACGCCGGTGATTGCTGTTGTTTTTTTGAGTAAGTGACTTTTAGTTTTCATGTTATTGTTTGTTAATTGATTATTTACCGGTTTCTGCGTTCAGATTTGCGACTGTGTGCGCTGCCTCAAGAATTTTTTTCCCGATGCCTCTTTTACCCTGAATCCTTTCGCTCATGACATCATACACATATTTTCTTCCCTTTTTTAGGTCGGTATACCCAACCATACGTGCTATTTTCACATAGTCGCCGCGGTCTAACATTTTTTTTATTTTTTCGAGAACCATTTTATTGAATTATTTGTAGTACTTTAGTGATGCAAATATAAACCATTTTGATTTACTTCCAAATTAATAATAAACTTATTTGATTTATTTATGCAAAATTTTTCCGACAAACGAAATATTTGGTTTACTGGTCAAGTTAGAGCGCTTGAACAGAAGGGTATTGCGCAGTCTGAAATTGCGCAAAAACTGGAAGTAAAGCCGCAATATCTTAATGCAGTTGTGCATGGGAGGCGCAATGCATCAGAGAAATTTATAAATAAGTTCTGCCTGGTATTTGAAATAAATCAAAATGGTTTATTTCAAGAGATCCATGAAAATGATTTAGAAAAGACTATTCCGATCAAGAAAGAGGAGGTTACAATCCTAAATTCAATTCCTACAGTGGATCAGTCACAGATGATTCCTCTTGTCTCGATAGCTGCTGTGGCTGGGTTTGGTAATTCTGAATTTGCGATTCAAAAAAGCGATGTAAAAGACTACTATGTTGTTCCTAAATTCAAGGATCGCAGGATAGACTTCATGATTGAGGTTTCCGGATCTTCTATGTATCCTAAATATAATAGTGGGGACGTTGTAGCTTGCACCATTTTAAGGGAAAGTCAGTTTATACAATGGAATAAGGTTCATCTTATAGGCACACGAGAACAGGGGATCCTTATTAAAAGGATTAAAAAAGCCCAGGATGAAAAACACTTTCTATTGATAAGTGACAATAAAGACTACGATCCATTTGTTATTAGTGAAGATGAAATTACGGGTATGGCACTTGTTGTCGGTGTAATCCGCATAGAATAACCGCAAAAACATCAAATATTTATTCTCCACACACAGTTTTCATGAAACTTTTAGGTGTAAGTACACGTATATAGCTGTATAATGGCTTTTTACACAACTTATCACTGATGTTTTATGCCTGAAAATATGGTATTATCCCCCCTTGAATAACATTTTTTAGCCATTTTAAAGCCTGTTTTTGGAAGTAACCTATCCTTAAAACCGTTTTTTTTTTCGGTTTTTGTCACTCCATTTGTCACTCCATTTGTCACTTCAAGTACTGTTTTACGTGTTTTTTAGTATAAATGCTGTTCGCCGGGCGTTGGCACCAGGGCATAAAAAAAGCCCCGTTACCAGAGCCGTTTGTAATCCTCCCCGTAGGCGAGTTTGGGGCGTATTCCCCTTATTTTATAAGTATTTAAGCTATCTTTGAACGTTAATTAAAGAGAGGCCGCGAAAAGCCCCCGTTTGCCCGCTACAAATTAAAGCAGAGTTAAACCAAAATTAAAGAAAATGCACAATTTGTTTTTTTTCGCCCGGGGTGTTTCTACCTCATTATCAACCTTTAGCTTTAATATGAATGTGTACACTTTGTTTTATGCCCCTTAAACTTAAAAGACCTGTCAGGTTTTGAAAACCTGTCAGGTCTAAAGATAAACAAAGAGGTGAAATATTATTCGGTCATTTTGAATCCTGAATAATATTTCACCTCTTTCTATGCTTCAAACAATCG